TTCTGGATGCGGCCGTCACGATCCAGCATCGTCCCGCCGGTGGTTTGCCCGGCCGGGGAGTCATAGTGGAATATGTCCCCGCAGAGGCAGATAGTTCGACGCTCCGGCCGGAACACCGTATCGCCGTCGTCGATCAGCCTGGTGGACGCCTCGCGCAGCAGCCGCTCTGCAATCGACAGATCGTAGTCCTCGCCGCCGGTCGATCTGCCCCAGCAATATTTGCCAAAATGCGGATCGGCCACCACCAGAACCTGCCAGATGCCCGCAGGACGCCGCCTATGCCGTTTTGCGGGCCGGTAGACAACAGACCGCCTCGCACCCTCCAGAATGGCCTCAACGGCCTCCCGCTGGCCCATTCCGCCCTTGGGCCGGAGCCTGACGAATACCCGGTGCAGGTCGGTGACGGTCACCTGCCCCGTGGCGGGGTCTTTGGCACCAACCGCCCATTTGGTTGCCTCCGACCGCTCGACTTCAAAGCGGGTCATGTCGGCACCGATATGCCGCAGGAGGTCTTCGACGGTGCGGATCGTCTCCGACACAGTGCAATGCTCGCGGGCCTCGCCGTCCTGCTTTTCGACTACCTGGGGGGCGTCGGCAGGGATGGGCAGGGCGGCGGCGACCTTGGCTACTAGGCTCTTTTTAGCCACACGGCAACCCTGTCTGGGCCGATGGTCGCGACGTTCTCTTCGGAGAGCGTCTTGGAGATCGCTGTGGCCGCAGGCTTCAAGTGCGGGCCAAACGTGCCGGCCAGCCACGCTTCACGCAGGCCGGCGAGAAGCTCTGCGTGTTCTGGCTCGACCTTTTCCCACCAGGACGGGTTTCGCTTCACCGCCGAGAGCTTTGCCAGCACCTTCTCGAGGAGCGGGTTTTTCTTGGACGCCATCCTTGCCCTCCAGCCAGACCATGCCGTCATCGTCGGGAATGCCGCCGCCCGCGGGCGTGTCGTCGTCGGGATCAAGATCGCCGAACGAACGCATAATAGTCTAGCCCGGTAGCCTAGAGGGATCAACACCTATCCCTATTTTAGCACCCCACTCGTTGAAAACCTGCTGGCGCTCTGGGCAACCCCAGCAGGAGCCGAAAACGGCCGCAACACGCTCCTGCGTGATGCCGACAGCGTTCAAGCCCGCCTTGACCATGTCGCCGAGGCCCATGGGGGGCGGCGGCTCGCCGGGGCATTCCCGGTTGTCGTCGCCGGAAGCGTGGCGGGCCAACCGCAGGCAGACCGTGCATCGGGCGTATTTACGGTTCACGGGGACGAGTTGGCATTTCATGTGGGTGTCCACCAGATTTGGAGGTTTGTGCAGACGTTGTAATCGCCGGGATCGCCCAGCGTGATTACGTCGCCGGCCGACACGGCAAACGTGTTGGTGATCGATCCGGTGTTACCGCCGCTGTCGGGCGTCGAATCGCTGCCGTACTCAATGACTTTGGTTGAGCCACGAAACACGCGCCACCAGTAGTCGTAATAGACATTGGTTGCGGTGATGTGGACAACGCCAGCCTTACCGGCTGTAATTTTGGGTCGATACCCTAAGTATCCAAGAATCTCACAGTCGGCTGTGTATTTTCCAGAAGACCAGTAAGTGGGTGACGCTGTGCCTTCCGCACTTGTTCCGATTAGGTAATACCACCATGTGTTGTGGTTGTAAAATACAGGAGACGCACAAGACGACGGTGCCATCATTAGGCGAGCGTCAGGAAACGACACAAACGACTTGTTTGCACCACCAGTGCCTGATGTGACGTAAACCGAAAAAGGCAAAACAATTCCGTCTATGTCGTAAAATCCGTCAGGCATTCTGATGGTTCCGACAATTGGAATTTCGGAGGTCAGCGGGCATACTGCGTGGTCTAAGAAAAACGACCGCCCTCTTCGTTGCAGGTTGGCTCCAAAGGCATAAGAAAAAGCTACACCACTTACAGTCATTGCTCCTTCGTACATGTACGAAAGGCCATCTCCAACAAGAAGGTAAGCGTTGTAGAAACTTGAGCCTCCAGAGCAACCAAGCTGTATGCCGCCAAACTCTCCAGATTCCCCCCAGTTGTCGGCGTAGCCAATTGTGTAGCCGTCTTCCAAAATGTATTCGTAGTCTGGGTCGTGGCACGAAACATCATGCTTTGTCATGTGGCGGCAAAACAAAAGCGACTCAATGTAGGATTTGAGCGCAGCAGCAGTCCCGCTTGGCAGCGAGGCACCTGTGACGCCAGCAGATGCCCCTAAATCAAGTCGCATCGTTATTGCTGGTGGTAATGTACAGAGATCGGCACAGTAGCTGCACGAATCGGCAGGCCCGCCGCCACCGCCGCAACAAAAGCACCCCGGTATAAACATCCCGCCCTCCTATCCGCACTGGGCTGCGATGAGATACCAAGCGGTGCCGTCTTTCGCGATGCCGCAGTTTCGCGATGAGCTTGCCGTCGCAATCGACGCAAACAAATTCGTCGCCGATACCGTCGTGACCGACGTTGACCCAGACACCGGCAGCGTGACGGTGTTGGTGCCGTTGAGCGACCACGCCCCCGTGAACGTGCCGATGCGGAAAATCTTCTGCTGCGGGTACTGGACTTCCTCGAACCGCGTTTGGATGCGGGTGGGGGTCAGGGCCAGTTCGCTACCGTCAACGGCGGCGACCGTGCGGCGGATGTCGGCCAAGAGGTTTGGGCCTATGAGGTAGCCTTCGGCCATTATGTCAGCCTCAAGTTCAGCACTTTGACCATGTCAAACTCATACTGCGTCTGCTGAATTGTCAGCAGCGGCTGTAGCTTGTACCCGTTGGACTGCGTCTTCCACAGGTTCCTGGGTGTGCCGTCAGCATTCAGTGCCACGGGAGACGATGAAGGTCGTTGCAACAGGCCGCCGCTTTGGTATTCGGGAACGGTCACCATTGCCCGCGTGACTGTGTTCTGCACGTTCGTGGCGTATGAAGTGGCTCCAGCGGTGAAGAGTATCTGCCCGTCCATGTGCTTTAGCGCAAGTGCTTTCCAATCAACGTCGGCGTCATCCTTGCGGTTGTTCAGGACATTGAAACCTTCCACGACTTGAAGGCGATCCCAGCCGATAACCGTCTGAGCGTATGGGATCGGGTCATTTGGGTCGGCCGAAGCGGTTGGCGGGCTGCCGTCTGGGTTCGGAAGCACAACCAAATTCGGATCGTAAAGAAGTTCGTATGTCGCCAGCCAGCCACGGAATGTCTGCGACCCAAACGTCTCAACATGAGGCTTGTAGGTAACCCCACGAAACATGAGCGTGTGAACTGGGAAATCGTAAGTGGTTCGCGTCGTCAGCCTTACGATCTTGCTGTTGATCCATCCACCATATTTATTAAACTTGATTGGATCGTTTGGTTCGTACTGCTCAATGTGGAATGAGGTGACTGGCCGCAGGATCGTGACGCCGTCATAAAGGTCGCCGTTGGGATTGGCGGGCCGCTTCCACAGGTCTGGGTTTGCTGGCGGATAAGTTCTCCAGATGTTTGCCGGCCGCTCCATGAGCGACATTGAAGTCGTCCAGTTCGCAACGCGAATCTCTGGCGAGTCCTGCTTCGGATCGTGATCCTTCATCTGATCCGAAGCGAACTGACTGGCAAAGTTCTTGTACTTGAAAGTGACAAGGTTTACCAGACGACTGTCGCCGTCGAACTTGCAGTCAAATTCGTAGCAAGTCAAAAACTTGTTGTCTGGATGTGCGTCTCCGATTTTCACGCCGCAGAAGATTTGCGGGTCATACTTCTCGCTGGGGTATGACATCAGCACCTTGAACACTCGTTCTCGAGTGTCATGCTGGCCGTCCACCTCGGCGCTGCGGGTGAACGTCTGCGCCTGCCCAAGTTCTATGGATTGAATCATGGTCAGCCTTCTGTGATGTCAACGCGAAGGCGGGTGCCGGAGGTGCCGGTAGCCTGGTACGTCGATCCGGCGACAAGCCTGAGAACCGCTGGCTCGCCGGCCCGCAGGTTGGCGAACGGGACGAACGTCGCCCCGTTCAGCACTCCAATGGCGGCGGTTGCCGCAGTGCTGGTCGAAAGGTTCTGGATGAACGCCACTCCGACGTTTGTCAGGTTGGCGGTGCTGATGCCAACGGCCGATCCAGACAGCGAGAGCGTGTTGCTCTGGAAGCCAGAGTTCGCCATTGACGCTGTCGCGCCGGATACGCTGGCGCTGTTGGTCAAGTTGTCCTTGCTGAGAGAATAAGCGCAACTGATATTCAAGTCTGCCATGATTTTCCTTAGTTGACGATGATGCCGGTGGCGTCTCTGATGCCATCTCTGATCTCGGCCAGCAGTTCCGACTGGTGTTTCATTTCAGCGAAGTTCACATCCTTGCTGGCGTCATCGCCGCGGAGCAGGCGGTTGAGTTCGCTCGAGCCAGCCGCTGAAGTTACGTCTGTGGCATTGAGCGCCGCCCGAGAAGGCCCGCCTGTCAGGGCGTTCTGTCTTTCGTCTTCGTATCCCTTAAGCGCTGTCTGCACTTCTTTCTTTTTGTTGTCAAAATACCCTTGCAGAAACTTCTGAGGGTTTGCCATTTCTGCTGCGGCTGCCCCTACAAGCTCGGCGTCTGTGGTAGCCGACTTAACTCGCCGCTCCTTTTCAGACCTTGCAAGATCAAGGCCCGCTTTCGTCCGTTCGCGTTCGCGCTGCACTCCTTCTTGGCGGCTTTTGGCCTCGTCGGCTCGCGACTGTGCGTCCTCAAACGACTTTGCTGCTTTCCTTGCCTCTTCATTGGCGTCAAAGCTGTTGACGGCCCCGCTGCTGATCGCTTGCATTTTCTCTTCGCGGGCGGCCTTTACCGCAGCCCTTGCAAGCTCAACCTGCTTCTTGGCGTCTTCTACTTTTTGTTCATCTTTCGTCAAGCCAGGGGGGTTGAATGGACTGTTCTCGTCCCTGGGGTTTAGCCGAAGATGCGCCTCTTTAGCAGCCAAATCCTCCTCGGCTGTCTTTTGCGCTTTGATAGCATCTTGAACTCTTTGTCCTGCCTCCCTAGCGTTTTTGTCAGCCAATGCGTTCACTGCGGCAGCGTTCTTGGCGGCATCGTTATATGCCCGCCGCGCAGCAATCTCGTCGCGTGCGGCAACGTCTACGGCAAGAGATGATCCCTCCCCAGCCATCCCTCGCTGCCTGCGGATCGCAGCAGATCGATCAGCGAAACTTGCGGAATTACGAACTGCGTTGTCGTACTGACGCTGCGCTCTCTCTGTCGCTTCGGCTTTCTTTGCTGGGTTGCTCTCCATGGCGGCATCGTGCATCGCCATCATCGCGTTTGACAAAGCCCGCCCAGCCGCATCAAGCTCTACCTGGAAAGCAGCCGCACCCTTCACGCCGCGCGCGATCGCATCGGCAACGTCTGATTGCGCTGCGTCGATTTTGTCGCTGGCCGAAAGAGATGCGGTGACTATGTTTTCTGCGAGTTTGTCGCTTGCCGCCGAGACAGAATCCTCAAATTTCTTGATAATGGCGTCTACTGCCGCCACATCTTTTTCGCCCTGTATCCTTTGCAGGCGAGCCTTGTTTCCAAAATCAAAGCCAGTGGCGTCCCTAAAGCTGGATTGAAATGAGTTCGTCAGTTCGTTTGTCCGCTGCGCTCTGAATGCACGAAGGGCGTCTATTTGTGATTCGTCAACAAGAGGGACTGTCGATGACGCTGCGTTCCTAGCCGATCGCTCCCTCCCCCTGGAGGACTCAAGTGCCATTTGGATACTGACGGCTTGGCCTGCGGTGGTGGCATTCTTGAGCTTTCGCTCTAAGGATGCTTGCAACGCTGACTCACTGAGGACGCCTTCCGCCAAATCGCCAGATCGGCGATTGCTGTTTGACCTGCGGAGGTCATCAATCTTGCCGATCACGTCGGCCCTAGCAATCCCCTTACTGGCGTTCTCCGACTTGGACATTTCTTTCGCCAGATCGGCGTAGGCTGCTGACAGCTTTCCGACTCCATCCTTCTGCTTGTCAAGGGCGTCATTGAGAGCCTTTGACTTGTCTTCGGCGGTCTTGCCACCCTCTGCAAATTTCATGTAAGCGATCACTACATGAGACGTTATCACAGAGGCAAGAGCAAGATACAGCCCTGTGTTTCCGCCAGCAACAAACCCAAGCTGAGTCAAGTTGTTTGAGATAGCCCGAATCTTCTGCTCAATGCCGCCAGTTGCGGACATCCAGTCATCGACCGCGTAGGCAGCTTGATTCATTGCAAGCGCAAACTTGTCTGCGCCGCCGCGACCAACGTCTCCAAAGTTTTTCTTCAACCCCACCAAAAACGACTTTGCCTGGCCGTTGTTAAGAAGCTTTTCGGCCACCGCAGCCTTGGCTATGGAGACGGTGAGCGACTCCATTTGATCGCGGGTCTGCTTCGTGCCGAGGACGCCTGTTTGCGAAGCGTCATGCAGGGCTTTTTCGTAGTTGTCGATAGCCTTTGCTGTTGGGCCGCCAACAACTGCCCCCAGAGACATGAATCGCTGTTGAATGGAATCGAGTTGCGACTTATATGCCTTGGGTGCTGCTTCATCCAAGAACTCGCCGAATGTTCCAGAAAAATCTTGAGATGTCTTGTGGTTTACGGCAGTTTTCTTTAAGGCATCAGCCGAAACTCTTGCGGCTTCTCTTTCAGAAAGAGTAGAAGCTGCCGTCAGCGCCACTACCTTGTCTTTGACGGCGTCGATTGCTGGGCCAAGAACTCTTTGAATTGGTATTGGGAGCTTTTCGATAACCGCAAGGGTTTGTTTTACATCGGCCTCAAGGCTGGCGATCTGCTGGTCTGCCGAACCGATTTCAGAACCGAATACGCCAGCCGCTGTCCTTTGATTTGCGAATGCGTCAATTTTATTTGCTCTGCGTGTCAGCTTGGCTATATCGGCGTCTTTCGATGCTGGGCTTCCGCCCGCAGCAGCCAAGGCAACAGAGTCACTTTTTAGCTTGTTAAGAAATCTCTCAGCCTGCGCCTTCTTTGTGGCGTCCTTCATTTTCGCAACGTCTGCCGTGGCTTTCTGCACGGCGGCGTCGAAAGCGTCGATAGGCGCTGCGGGCGTCCCAATGGAGTCGGTTATCTTGGCAAGTTGTTTGTTGAACGCCGTTGTTTTTGCAGTCCGCTCGTCTAAGTCCTTGTTGTCTTGCTCAAACTTGGTTACGCTTGCGCCAGCATAAGCCAACCCAGCGTTCGCTGAAGATATCTGACCAGCAGACATCGCACCATTTGACCCTTCTGGGAATGCAATGCTGTGTCCCACATCGGTTAAGTCGCTGCCATGCTTGGCCTGAAGCTGCATCCTTTGCACGTCAGTGAGCTTTTCGATTCGCGAAATCAGCGTCCCGTAAGAGGAACTGACTTGATCGACGTTCTGGGCTTGCCCAGTGAATGCTCTATTGAGTGCATCTGCGTTTTTCTGGGCGGCCGACGCTGCGCTTTCCAGTTCCTTCTTGAGCCTGCTGGCGTCGTCTGCCGTGTCTTTCATTGCAGCGTCGGCAGCAATCTGATCGGCGACAACCTGCTTCATCTTGGCAAGGTGATCGTTGATGTCGGGCAACTGGTCTTTGTTGCCGCTGGAAATCATCGCTCGAGCTTGGTTGTCAAGGTCTTCCAGTTTTGCTGACGCAAAGGCCCGGCTTGCGGGGGCCATGCTGCCAACCTGCGAAAGAATCTGTTGCCGTTGCTGCGATGCCTGCTTGATGCTTTGGGCTTGGCCCGTAAAAGCAAATCTTGCGTCTTGCCCCAAGTCGGCATAGGTGCTGATGATCTTTTCGATGCTTTGCTGAAGTCGCTCAGTTTCGGCGGCGGCCTCCTTGGCACCGACATCCATCTTGTGCATGCCGTCAATCTGGGCGCTTATCTCGCCAATCAGCTTCAGCGCTTTTGGTAGCTGCGACTCTTTCTCTGAGGTAACCGCACCTGCCAAGCTGTCAACCGCATGGCCCCCAGAAGTCCCTGCCGCAAATGCCTTCTTTTGCTCTGCGGACAGCTTGCTGATAGTAGCGACGATCTGGTCATACTTGGCTTTTGCTTGGTCAAGGTTTTGCGGTAATCCGCTCAACGCTGCTGCGGCAGAGGATCGAAGCTCTTCAAAAGCCGCAGTCGTCCGCTTTATCGTGGCCGCCTGCGTGTCAAGCTTGTCGTAGACAGCGATCTGGCGGTTGATCTCCTCCGTTACATCCCGAAGCGCGACCACCCGTGCGTTTAATGCGGCCTGTGCTTCCGCAGACGGGCTGGCCTGAAGGGCAGCGTTGTACTGGGCCACCGCATCAGCCGCGGCCTTTTGCTCTTGAATAAGCTTGACCAGCGAGGGGGTCATCTGGTGTGCTGGCAGTGCGGTCACCTTCGCATCTGCCGACGACGCCCGACTCAACTCGTCATATGCGCCAGGCTGCGAGAACCGAAAACCCTTCCCTGAAGACAGCTTGCCGGCCATCTGCGCCGCTTCGCCAAGGTTTCTGAAGGCATCGGCCAGCCGCTCGACTTGCTTCTCGCCCTCTACCAGTTCACCTTGCGTTACGGTTTGACCCACCTCTGAAAGCTTGTCACGAAGCCTCTCGGCCTCGGCCTGTGCCTTGATGAGTGCAGGTGCAAACGCCTCACGCATAGACGCAGACATCGTCTCTGTCTGTTTTGCGATCTGGGCGATCGGGGCCGTCATGGAGAAAGCAACCGACTCCATCTTCCGCATGCTGGCGGCTGCTTCTTCCAGCGTCTTGCCAGGGAAGTTCTTCAGCCCAGCGAAGTCCAGCTTGCCAGATGTCGCCGCCCGCAGCATTCGCTCGAAACGCTGCGCCTTCGTGTACATCTGATCGAACGACGCGCCGGTCTGCCCGCTTGTGGCTGCCAGCGACCGAACGACCTTGCTGGAGAAGTTGGTGACTTCGTTGGCGCACCGATTCAGCTTCGACTCAAAGTCGCCGGTACTAACGCCGACGACCGCAGAGATTTTGCCGAGGTATCCCATGGTGTCACCCTGTGAGCTTTCTTAGCTCGGCAATGATCTGTTCCTGCGTCTGCTCCGGCCGGTGGCTGGAGGGGATGAATGCTGACTCGTCGGGGATGTCGTTCTTCTTGTAGTTGCCGCTGGCGCACATCACGATCCGAGCCAGGCGGGCCGTCTGCTGCCAAGGATCGGGGAGCGGCCACCTTTGGTCGAAGGCATACCACTCCGCGATCTCTTGGCTGTCGATTTCTTCCAGCAACTGCTTGACCGTCTTGCCGAGGGCCAGAGCTAGGCGGAAGTAGAAACGTCGCTCGGGGCGCTCGGCGAATCTTTTCCCATGGCGTCAACGTCCTCCGGCCGGAAGTAGTTCAGCGCCCACGCGGCATCAAACAGCCGGTTCAGCACGACGCTGTTCTTGTCGCCGAGGGCGGCGATGTCAGCGTCAGAGGTGAACAGCCGTTTGCCGATGTCGTCGCACAACGTCAGGACGAGGAACTTCGACCGGATTGGCTTGTCCTTCTCCTTCTGGAGGCTTTCCACGAAGATGTCGCGGTCGGTGCCGCGGAGGACGCGGACGTAAACGTCGCCGTTCCACTCTGGGACGTTGACAAGCTCCAGCTTGGCGTCGTTGGCGGCGAGAATGGCTTTTGCATCAAGAACTGGCATCAGACACCTAACTTAAAAGGTCAAACCAAATGGGTTGTAGTCCGACATTCGGAACTTCATAGACCCGCGCACAAGCTCGGCCGTGCGCACATCAAGGGATACAGCCTCAAGGACGACGTGCCTTGCGACTGTGTAGTTGGCTGCGCAGGTGAACTTCACGACGCCATACCCGCCAAGAAGCGATTGCATGTCGATGCCGGCCGCGTCGGCGATGAAATCCACGCTGATGGAACCCCCCGACTGCGCCCCTGTTGGAACGATTACGGTGGCGTTTGATCCATCCAAGATCGATGTCATGTCGGTAACCTCGGCAACCGGAGATTCAACCGACATGCCAGTGATCTTGGCGTAGATGTTGAAGTCGGGAGTGCGGTAGACGACGCTTTTGGGCGTGACCGCCCCCAAATGTCCGTAAAAGACAAACGTCGCACCCTGTGGGCTGAATCCCGCCATGGGCCACCTTTACGCAACGCGGAAGGTGAGGCTGCCTTTGACGAGGTCGCCGATCGAGCCACCCACGTTGCTGGAAACGATCGTGGCATTGCCGCTGAACGACAGTGGGCCAGTGATCGCAAGAGCGCCCGACGTTCCAGCGGTCGAGAGGGTCGTGGTGATGACATCGACCGACACTTCCCGCATCGTAGCGAACCCGCCGACGTACTCACGCCGACCGTTGGGGGCGATCCCCAAGTGGCTGCCGTCGATGAGGTCTTGGCTGTCGCTGACATTGACGCTGGTGATGATGAGGGTCGTTGCGGTCGTCGGGAACGTGAACGTCAGTCCCTGTGCGGAAATACCTGCCATCGTTGCGCCTCCTTGCGCTGGTTGTGCTACCCGGTAGCCTCTTGCCACCGAATTTGATAAAGCTGCCTTACTTCATATGCTGGTGGAAGCTGCGATCCGTACATGGTGGGGTCAAGGAAATCGTCCACCTCGGACACCAGCCTCATATCTTGTATTGTAACCCCTGCCAGCGTCCCAGTGTGACCATCCAGAGCGAGGCGAACTTCGTCGCCTAGTTCCCGCACGGTGTCGTATGTCAATGCCCACGCGGCGATCTGAAGACTCACCAGCGGCATGAAGTTTGGGCCAGCCAAGTTGGATTCACGGCTTATGTTTGCCCGCTTGTAGACGATGTACGGCAGGGCGGCGTCTGTTCGCGGCACGGCGATCGGGTAAACCTGAAAACCGACGATCCTCGCCACCGCAGGGGTGGTGACAAGACGCATGTAGACGTGTTTTTCGGGGGTGAGGATCATTGGTACTTCCTGACTGCCGCCGAAAGCATGCTCTCAAGCGTCCGCAGCACGTCCGCTTGGCATTCGGTGATTGTGTCTCGCATCAAATGCATGGCTGGCATCGGGGCAATAGTTTCGCCCGGCTTCAAGGTGATCGGATGCTGCTTTCTGCCGTCACCGCTGGGGCCAGTGCCTGCGAAGTCGCGCGAGTAGGTGCTGCCAGGCCCGCGCTCGCGAAGGCTGCCCATGAGGAAATAGTAGCCGGCCCCGGCATTGGCGAACTGCTTGTCGTTCATGCTCTTGCCGGGGTGCAGGTGCATCTTTCCATTGATCCGCTGATGCACGTTGACGTAGGTGCGGCGGTTCTCGGTTCCCGGCCGGCGTGGCCCACTGCCGAACTCGACAAGCCAACTGTGATTTCCCGATTCTTGGCCTGGCTGCGAGCCGACGTTGCCCGTCTGTCTCGGGCCTGTTACATCGACAACAGCCCTGCTTCCGTTGGCGTTTTTGTAATTGCGAGGCATTGTTGTCACCGAATTGGCAAGGTTGCCGGTGGCGACATGTTGGCGGGCTTTGCTCTTGTACGTCTCTTCAACAATTTTCGAGGCCGTGCGTACGGCATGCTTCAGAATTGCGTCCGAAAGAGCTTCTCCGACCATCTTGTCAAGCTGTTCGTAGAGGTGGCGAACGCCCGAAGTTCTGATGGTCACGAACTGGTTGAGTTGGTGCAGGGCCGTCGTGCCGTCGATATCCCGCGGCGTGGCGTTGTGCCTGTAAAGCGCCATCACTCCACCTCCCGTGCCAGGATTTCGTGCATTGTCCGCACATCCCGCTCGACAACGCTGGCAATCTCCATCGTCTTGCCACGCCAGAGCAGCCGGTGCTGGTGGGTGATGCCTGAAAAGAAGCGAATCCGAATTTTGTAGGTCACCAGCGCGTTGGCCTGCATCCCCAGCATCACCTCGCGGCTGCTCAGACCGTTGACGCTCGCCCAGACCTCGCCGACCGTCGCCCAGCCGATCGTCGTCTCCCCAAGCGCATTGCGAACCGTCGTTGGTGCTTGGACGGTCACCCGCTCGCGAAGTGGGCCGGCGTTCTGCATTTCACCCCACCCACACGGCTGTGTAGCTCGATGCCACGGCGGGGGCGGTGACTGTGATCGTCGCCGTTACCGGCAGGACGGCCAGCCGCCCCGCCGCGAAATCCATCCCTGCGACTCGCAGGACGCCGTTTCCCGTGTTCTTCAGGGCCAGGGTGGAGATTGACGCAGGAGCGGCCAATGTCACCGCAGAAGTCCCCACAGTGCCGCTGGTGGAGGAGCAATAGAGCGGCGAGAGCCTCAGATGCTCCGACTGGACGCCCACAATCAGCGTCGTGCCGTCGTTGTCTTGATAGACCACATCGGTGTCGATTCGGGCCTGGATGGTCATCGGTAGGCTCCCCAGTCAGCGGCGGCCCGCAGGGTGTCGAACGTCATCGGGATCGCACCGTAGTTGCCGACGCCGACCGCCTCGCGATTGACGTACCAATGGCCGACCAAGAGCAGGATTTGGTTCCGGTGCAGCCGGGGGACGCTGTCGCCGCTGGCCCCGTAGCCGGCCTGCCAGCGGACGATGACGCTGTTCTCGTCCCCTCGCACCGGCGGCCAGTAGTTTGCGTAGAGCGGCAGGATGCGGCCGGGGACGGTGTAGCGATCAACCTGAAACTGGCCGGCGGTGCTGGTGATCGATTGCAGGTTGCCCTCTTGGTCGCGATAGGTGACCGTGATCGGGGCATCCAGCATCGGCAGGCGTGGCAACACCAGTTCCCACAGCGGGAAGCAGTAGTAGCGAGTCTCCCAAGTGGACGTGATCAGCGTCACGTCGTGGATTTCCTCCACATACTCGCGGGCCGTGCTGATCAGACCTTGGATGTAGGCGTCGTCGGCCTCGGTGTCAACGCGGCAGTGGGCCTTCGCCTCGAGCAGGCTGACCGGCTCGACGGTTGGCTGCACAACTCGGGCAAGACTGCGGTAGGGAGTGATCGTCGGCGAGGAGTTTCTGGGCAAGCCGTACAAGACCGTCGTCATTACTGACGGGCTTTGCGGGGCAGAGTAGTCGATGGAACTCATTTCCTTCTCCGCACTTTGGTGTCTGGTAGTTCTGCTCGTTCAAGTCCACGCTCCTCGGCGGCCTCGGCTGTCTCCATCCGCTCTTCTGGAAACTCTTCGATCAGCCCCTGCTTGATCAGTTCGATCGCCATGCCGCGATCCCAGTCAAAAACGCTGCCTACGGGGTAGGCACCGAAGCCGACCAGAACACGAATGCGAATGGCACCTTCTCGGACTGCACTCATCGGACGATCCCCCATGCTTCCTTCGGGCCTGCGCCGCCCTTCCAATACTCGGTTGTGTGTTGCTGCACCTTGCCCGTGCCGGTTTCGCGGCTGGGCCAAGTGATCATCGGCTCGATGTGGCCGATCGACACCGCGGTGGCGATCCCCAGCGTGTTGCCAGCGGCCTTCCACTGGTTCCAAAAGAAAATGTCTTCGTCAACGTGGTCGGGAGCCTCCCAGGTGCCGTCCGCACCGGCGGCGGCAAGGAACCATGGCTTCGGAATCTTCTTGAGTGCCGACACCCGAATCAGCGTCAGGCCGAAGTGGGCGGTGTCCACCAACTGCACCGACTTCTTGAACCAGGCGTCATCGACATCCTTCTTCTCCTCGGGGCCGACGCCCGGCAGGGAGAGCATGATCGTGTTCGCCTCCCGCTTCGTCTGGAGCGGGGCGATTGCATCGACGCCAGAGTGGCAGAAGAGGGCCACCAAAGCCTCGAATGTCTTGGTGGAGAAGACGCTGTCGTAATCAATGGTCAGGATTACGTCATTGTCGTCCATCACGAACTGCATGGCTCTCTCAAGGCACTGCCCCCAGAACGCGCCTGTGACGCGATACGGCGATATGCCGTGTGGGGCAAGTGCCTGAGAGACACAGAACATGTTGTCGGAGAAGGCGAGTCGCGGGGTGGACATCACCGCCGCGATCTTCAAGTCCGCTTCAATGTTCCCGGTACGAATCAGCATCGAATCGCTCCTTGTAGGGAGCGGGCGCGCGTCCCTGCGCCTATTCGGCCATCCTTGGCCGTCCCGCAATATGGGACTAACCGTTGACGATTGCCAGCACACCGGCCGCCGTAGCGGACGCTGGGCTGATGTGACCGCGGTGCAGGCGGGCCTCGATGGCGACGTTGACCGCCGTGGAGGGCGTTACCAGCACCTTCAGGTAACGCTTCCGATTGCGGCAGTCGATGCCCATCTTGACGGCCGACACGCTGCCCGTGCTGGTCACGGTCGGGATCGTGAAGCCGCCGGTGCCGCCGCCGACGAATGCCGTGATGTCGGTGTAGGTGGAGTTGTCGTCAGACTCCTGCACCTTCAAGACGCTGGCAAAGGTCGTCGCAGCGTTGCTGGCCCGCGCCACCACAACGTCGGCGTAGTCATAGTCCAACCGGTCGATCACCAGGCTCGCCGTGCCGCTGGAAGCGGTGGTCGAGGTGTCGAGGCTGAACAGAACCTTGGAATTCTGTGCGTGAATCATGTCAGGCTGCTCCTAAGATGGATCAAGAGGCGGCAGTCTTGAGGGCGACCACAGGGCCGACCTCCGACGTGCTGCCGAGGGAGTGATGGTTGATGTCGAACCGCATGGTGCCTTGGAGAAGCATCTGATCGGTAGTCGCGTAGACCTGATCGTAGAGCTTCACCGAGAAGTCACGCCGCTTGGCAAGGATCGAGGAGAGCTTCATGTTTCCGAAGATCACCTTGACGGCCGAGGGATCGCTGGTCAGCGTGGTGTTCATCACATGCACAAGGTTGACCTTGTAGCCGAGGAACTCCAGGCCAGCATCGCCACCGATCTGCTGCACAGCGTTACCGCCGGCAGAGTACTTGAGGCGAGCCATCGAGGCCGCGAACCCTGCCGGGGACACATACCACTCGGCACCCTGGCGGGCGTAGAGCGGAACCTTGCCCATGACGTTAAGGAAGTCGTTGAGCGTCAGGCTGCCGAAGGTCGTGCCGCCGGTGGACGCGGTAACAACCGAAGCGGTGTAGCTTCCGTTGTCGATCTTCGGCACGATACCGTAGATGCCGCCGTAGGTGGAGCTGCCGTCACCAAGCCATCCGCATTGATCAATTTTCAGGGCCAGCGAAGTCGAAAACTCGGTTGTTACCTGGTCTGCCAGATTCACCAGAGCATCCTCCATCACCTCCGTAGAGAGGCGGCAGGAGCAGGCCAGCTTACGGGCGATCAACTGCACATTTCCGTAAGTCGGCTCGCTTTCGTTGATACTATTTCCCTCTCCGACAAAATAAGCCGAAGTCCCCGTGAGCCGCTTGGGAATCACAAGGGTATCGCGAGCCATCGTCTGCGATTCCGCAGCGGGCGGGAAAGTACCATACGTTTCGACAAGTCGAATCACGCGATCCGCGAGTACGTCGGGAACGAGGGTTCCGCCGGCCGAATTAACACCCTCGTTGAGGGCGCGGCTTTCGACGCCATTGTCATTGCACCACCGGAGGTCTTCTTCCTTGCGGAAGATCGACGCCCGAAGCCAGCGGCCAACCTTGTAAGCATCTTCGACGGCCGCGGGGCTGTCGTTGAACGCCGAGAGCGAGCGGTAGTCGATCCTGGCAATCTGAGCGGGAAGCTTCCGCTTCTCTGGCTCAGTGGCAGCAGGGGCGGGGGCGGCGGCAGGCTCGATGACGCTGCGGAGTTCCTTCTCCTTGGCAGCCAGACGCTGCTCGAACTCCAGGTCGGCCTTGACGGTGTCGGCCTCGGTGTCAAGCTTCCGCAGTTCTGCGGTCTGCTCTTCCGAACGCTCCGACACGCCGGCCAGTTCATTCATCCGCGCTGCAACGGCAGCGGCACGATCCTGAAGACGCTTGAGATTCGATGCGGCCATGGTGGCTTTGGCTCCGTATGGTGCCAACCACCAGGCATAGCAAGGCGGCTGGCGGGTGATGTTGTCCCGCTAGCGCGCCGCGACTTGTGCCGCTCGCACTGCTCTCTGCAAAATCCATCGCAGAGCAATGTGTCAGTCTGTAGCTTACACCAGATTATTACTGCCGTGCAACTGACTCGAGGAGAGCGGCGCGAAGTGATGCCGCTCTGCCTGCGTAATCGATCGGTGGCGTAACAACTGCTGGCGTAGTTTCTGGCGGCGCTTCGCTGCGGCCCGCCGGCTCCATGTTCATCTTGTCAGCAGGGATAACCCACAGCTTGCAGACACCGCCCGCCTCGATTTCGCCAGCGACCGCCTCGCACTTCCCGCCGCCTTTGAACATCACGCAGTTGGCGCACACCAAGCCGGAGTCAGCAAACGGGCTTTCGCGCATGTAATGTGCGCCGTTGGCACCGTCCTGCGGCCATTGGCCGTTGACTTCGGCGATGCCTTCGATCGCTTCGTGCAGTTGGTCATTGGCCGGCGTCAGGTCATATGACTCAGAGGACGATGACTCGTCGGCCTCGGGGGCGGGTGGCGGCATGATCGGGTCAAACATGTCGTCACGCTTCTCGTTTTCCATCTGCTTGACCTTGGCTTCACTCCACCGCCGGCCGGGATCGCCGCCCCAGAGCATCCAAGCGGTGTAGCCGGGCGTCTCCTCACCTGCATTCGACCAGCCTGCCTTCTTATCAACGTAATGGCGGGCAAACCAAGCCCGCATCTCACGCACATGCTCGGGCGTCAGCGTCTCGCGGGCTGCGATCCGCTTCGCGCGGGCTACCGTCTCCGGTTTCAGTCCGTCGCCGGAGCGGCCGGCTTCGTGAAGCTCAATGCCACGCCTTGCAGCGGCGGCCATGTCGGCCGGTGGCTTCAAGTCAACGTCGTTACTGGTCTGTTCTGCCGCCCTTCTACCGATCCACTTGGCACCGGAGTCGCCTCCGGCCATCTGATACTCCCAAAACGCTGGCGAACCTGACCATCCGGTGGTTTTTGCGTCCATGCAACGCTCGAAAACGACCTCCAGATAGACGATTTCCTCGGGCGTAATGATGCATCTTTCGGCTATTTTCGTCGCAATTCCGACCAGATTCTGGTCAGTTTCGCCCGTTTTTCCGCCCTTTAAGCCACGTTTTGCGGCGTTTGCCATGCTCAAATTGGGACGAAAGTGGTCGCCGAGGGCCATTTCCAGCGCTCTTCGGCTCACAATCACGCTCGCGCCGTCGTATGCTGGGCGAACCACCGGCCCAACGTCGTCAAGCAGGCTGATTTTCTTGATTGTCCGCAGCCGCATGCCGCGGGTGGTGCCTGACCAAGACTGATCTTCGTCACGGCACAAAAACGCAATACTGCTTCCGATGACATCGCGCCGTTCGACCGCCTGAATCACATCGGCTCGAGCTTCGGGCGGGTAGATTTTGTACTTCAGGCCGCGCTCGTCTTCAGACAGCATCATCGTGCCTGAACTGGTGCGTCCCAGCACGAAATTCTTGTCGTGGTTGTAGCAACCGACCACATCGGGGTTACTGGACAGCACCTCTGCGAACGCGCCGGGCTGAATGACCTCAGTGAAGCCTCCCAGATTTCTTGACTCGCTCTGGAATACCGCCGCATAGCCGGAAATTACCGGCTGCTTCATGCCTGTATTGAGGTCGTCGCGGTACTCCAGCGACGTTTCACCGAGGTTTGTGCGGCGTTCGATTTCCATGTTACACCTGGTTGGCAAGGTAGTTGTCTGCACCGATCTGCTCGATCACGCGGCGGATTGCTTCGATATTTGCCATCGAATCCTCGCTGCCACGCCTCAACTTCGTGAAAATCTTGGCCGATGTGCTGTCGCCGATTTCCATGCAGGTCAAGAATCCCGATCGCTCAACCTCTGCGGCGGTCACGTCGGCCGCATAGTTCACGTCCAGAATGCCCTCGAAGTCGTGCCGGGGCAGTTCTGGCTGATCAAACTCGGTTGTCGGCTGAATGTCGAAGAATTCGATTCGCTCTGACAGCATCTTGATGTGGCCGCGTTCCTCGACTGCGTAGGAGGCCCACGTTTCGCCCAGCTTGGAATACCCCCAGCGGGTCAGATGCACGGCCTGCATGTCATACATCGCCGCCTGCGACCAATGGAGGCGCAGGGAGGCTTGCAAGGCGTCGATCACACCGTCAAGTGGCTGCGGCATCAGTCGCGAGGTGCTTGTCGCACCATCCCTCCAGGGCTACTTCGTATTTGGTGCCACTGCGGTGGCATTCCAACAGCAAATCCTTAGATCGCTCAATCCAATTGTCGGCAAACGACTCGATGTGTTGGCCGGTAGCCTCTGCGGCATCTCTCAGTTCGTTGACGATCCGGCTGCGATGCTCATCGAAGAAGGCGGCCATCTTGGTTGGCTTGTTCCGACGCTCCAGAATGCCGTCAGATTCGATAGCTGCGAGGCGTCGGAGCGTCGATTTGAACAGCACCTCGTTGGCGTCTCGCTTGCCGGCGGCCGGAGGCTCCGGCGGGGCGTCGGGTGCTGTTTTCTGCGGTGCGGGGGCGTCAGGGGCCGCGGCGGGGGCGGCCGGCTCCGGTGCCTGTCCGTTGGGCGTGTGAGGCGTGAAAGCCTCCAGAAGCTGCATATTGACCTGCACGAACCGCTTGTCGCCCTCTTCGCCGATCGGGTTGTCGCCGATCTTGCTGCGAACGTCGTTGATTGAGTAGACGCCGATATTCTGCATCTCCCGGCAGAAGGCACCCATGGCCGCGTGGTCGGCTGCAATCAACGCCGAGGTGTCGAAGCCAACGAAAAACGTCTCGTCGTCAGTAACGAGGTCACGGCGGCATGCTCCCTCCCAACGTCGGAGGTGCGGCGTCAGGCTGAAGGTCAGGAAATCCAGCCCCTGCTGCTCGAATGAGTTGTAGCTGGCCTTGCTCACGTCACCCACCATATAAGGGGGTACACGGTACGCTCGGGTGATCTCCTCGACTTGGTAGCGCCGAGTCTCAACGAGCATATCAGTCTGATTATTGCGGGTCAGTTCTTTGACGTGAGCGCCGTGCGGCATCACTGCCGTCTTTGACCCTCGCTCGGGGCCGCGGTGCATGTCTTCCCATGCCTGCCGCAACCGCTGCGCCGTCTCTGGCTTCAGTGGCTGATCGGTTTCGATTACCGTGCCAGGCCTGGCTCCGTTGCCAAAGTATGCCGAAGACTCAAGCTCAGTCGCTCGAGCCAGAGCAATCGCATCCCGCGATAGCGTGGTCGGCACATAGCCTGTCACGCCGTCGCTGGACAGCCACCGCAGATGGAAAATCTCGTCTTGGTTGTAGATCGTTGGCAGCGAATCGCCGGGGAAGGTGTATTCGTACCGCAGTTTGCCGCCGGTGCGAAGCTTGCCTTTCCCCGGCAACCGCTTGCAGACCATGTGGGCAGGGTGCAGAGGGTGCAGTTCAGTCACGCTGCCCCGGCGGCCGGGGACGATGTAGGCATAGGCGTTTCCCCATAGGAGCATCCACGCCTGCATCAACTCGCGGAATTCGTAGCTCGTCTGCCAGCCATTCGGGTCGTAGGCAAGCACGTTGTACAGCGGGTGGTCTTCGGCGATCACCTTCCCCTTGCCTGCCGGCAAACGCTTGTAAACGTGGAACGGCAGGCTGCCGATCGTTTCAGCGTAGAGTCGAACGCAGGCCAGCACGGCACTGCACTGGAGGCTTGTTTCGGGGGAGATGAAGACGCCAGCGACCGTGCGGCGAGTCTCTACGATCTCCTCGAATACCCTAGAGATGGCGCTGCGGAAGTCAAGCTCCAGCATGTCCTCGATGGCTGCATCCTCCACGCTATATCACCATGATTTCGTAGGGGTTTTCTTCGCCGTGGTTGGCGGTGCTGGCAATGCCCAGCGCCATGAAAAGTGCTACCGCTCCATCGATTCTGCCTGTGTCGTGCGAATGCTTTTTGGTCGGCTTGACGTTTCCGGCATCATCCATCTTTATCTGCACGTTGGATATCTGCCAGGCCAGTGCCGGGTTTCCGGCATGCCGAAGCTGGTTTGATATTGCCAGTACCTCGGCTTGCTTCGTGGCCGGACTCATCGAGATAAAACCCTGTCCAAAGGGCTTGACCGTGACACCCTCATTGATCAACTGCGTCGTCAAGTGCGTGGCGTTGTAGCGATCAATGGCTATGCCCTCAACCGAATTCTTCTCGCAGAACGAGAGAATGTAGTCGCGAACAACGTCATAATCAGTCACATCGCCTTCTGTCATTCTAACAAACCCATCCTTCGCCCATTGTTGATAGGGGACTCGATCCTCTCGCTCTCGCTTGGCTGCGTTATCTTCAGGTATGAACAGCATGCAGTGGATGTCATACGTCCCATCTGTGTCGGGCCAGACGGCCACGAACGCCGTCGTGTCGAAGTTGCTGGCGAGATCGATTCCGCACCAGCATTTGCGGCCTGCTGTGGGCCGGAGAGGGCCGGCATTGGCTTCCCAAACGCCGTTACGAAGCCACCTCGCCGTGGAGTTCTCCCAGATATTCAAGTGGAGCGTCTTGAAAACAACCTCGTCGCTCGGCGATGCTTTCGCCCTCTCCGCGAACGCTCGGAAGTAATCCGGCTTCAGCACTTTTCCGTAATTCGGATTCGCTGCCGCCCAGGTGGCTTCGTCAAATGGGTCTGCTTCGGGCGGCGCAGCGTAGATGCACGGCAGGAAGGTGTCGTCCTTGATGAGGCCGTCGCGAATCTTCTCGGCCCGCTGCCAATCCTTGTAGCAGGGGCCAAGCTTGTCGGTGCCGGCGGTGGTGATATAGACCGTGAGCGGCTGGCTTCTCGCCCCCATTCCAGTTTCCAGAACGTCAACAAGTTCCCGGTCGGGGAAGACGTGATACTCGTCTATCAGGCAGCAGGAGGGGTTGTAGCCGTGTTTGGTTCCAGCCTCGCTGCTGATGCAGAACATGCTTGAGTTCCGCTCCGGCACCACAATGCTGTTGCGGTAAATCTTCGCCCGCCTGCAAAGGGAGGGGCAGGACTCAAGCAGTTGCTTGGCCGCGGTGTGGAGCAGGGATGCCTGTCCTCTGTCGCCGGCGGCGCAGATGACCTCAGCACCAACGTCGTCGCAAAAAAGCATGTACAGCCCCAAGGCTGCCGCCATTTGCGTCTTACCATTTTTGCGGGGCAGCGCGAGCAGGGATGTGCGGTATCTTCGTAGTCCGTCTGCCCTTTTCGTGTTGAGTAGCCTATCGAAGTAGCTGTCCTGCCACTCCTCCAGCACGAATGGCTGGCCGGCGAAATCGCCGCGAGAATGCTTGAGCAGCCCGATAAAGTCGCGAATATCAACCGCGTCGTTTTGCAAGGAGAGCATCCATCGGGTCTAGGACGACCTTCTCAGCCTTGAAGCCAAGGCGGGTGCGGTCGGACGGGGTCAGCCCTAGCACCGTTTCAAGGTGCCGCAGTTGCTCGCCGGTTTCCTTTGCCTGCATCGCCAGACTGGTCGGGCGGGCAAAGCGGACGGCACCATGCTTGTCGATAACGTCGATGTACACCTCGGGGACGGCCTGCATCTTCATTGCAGCGTGTTCCCAGAGAACGTAGGTCGTGGCGTATCGCAGGACGACTCCTTCGTCGGACGCTGACAGCGTCCCCATCTTCATCAACCAGGCCACCACATTGGCGAAAACGGCCTTGCCGCGTTCGCACAGCCACTCCGGCGGCTGGAGCGGTGCGTCGAGCGGATCGCCAAGCTCCTCGCGCTCATTGGCTCGCCACGAACCTCGAAGTTCAAGGATGTGCTTCGGCGTTGGTGGTCGGCCTTTCATACCTTCCATCCTACGTTTGCGGGCGAACAGCCCGCAAATCAATGCGTTTTCGACACCCCAACTTTTGCCGCCAATTTCGGGACGGCTTCTGCCCCTG